GGGCAGAACGATAACATACGATCATACGCTTCAAGGGTCTGATACTGCTCTAGAACAGTTACATTTTTTCTATTCTTGAATATAGAGAGTGAATTTACATCTGTTCTATGCTTGTAGTAAATATCATGATTACCAGTTATCGCGATAACGTTAAACTCCGATAAGATGTCCAATATATCGGCAGATACCTGTAACGTGTTAACTGATATTTCACTTCTATTGTGATGCCAATCACCACAAAATATAATGTCTTCGATTTTATTACGAACACACTCTTCTCTAAACCAGTTAGCCCACTCTAAGGCATAATTATGCCATTCAGTACTGTTAGAATGAACACCTAAGTGTAGGTCAGATATGATAGCTACTTTAGGCTTTCTAAGCGTCGGGATCATCATCACCATCAACAGGTTTTACGTAAACATGACCATGGGTATTGTTAGGATCAGACATATAGTCTTCGTAAACTTGCTCTTTATATGAAGTAATAGCTTCATGATGCTTTTTCTCTTTCTTAATTCGATTAATAAAGGCATGATACGCTATTGTAGTAAAATATGAGAATGGATTAGAGTTATTCTCGAATTTATACTTCTTATATTTGAGAGCTGAATACATCTTAATCAACGCATCGCCAATCATATCATCTTTGTAGGAATAATTAATAAATGACGAGTTATAACTTAAACCATATGCAATCTTTTTAATATTCTCGGCGAGATCATCCGTCAATATATCAGAGTCATAATATTTCCTTAAACTCGCTTTAAAGACTTTAGGTTCAATGTAGTATTCGGCTTTTTTCTCTTTGGACATTTTATTAATTATAAAGTGTATATTTTATAAGTCAAGATAAATTTACAGTTGATTCTGTATAGCGTATCTTTTCAGACTCGTAGATTTCCTTACGCTTTTCGTTGTGTCTTATACCATAAGGTAGATTATCACATATATCAATAATGACTAGCTTGTTTTTACTATGATGCTTACGTAATCCACGACCAATTGACTGAACTGTACGTACAAACGACTTACCACCAGCAGCAAATACGATGTTATGTAGATTTTTAATGTTAACACCTGTAGAAAAGATAGCACTAATAGCAACACATATAACATTATGTTCCTTTTCCATTATACCTTTAATTTTATCACGTTCTTCTACATCTACCTCACCTCTAATGAAGTAAACCTGTTTATCCTCTAAGGTACTAAGGTAATTCATTAAAGCCTCACCATGTTTAATGTGATTAACTAGTATAAGTGTGTTATTTGGTAGCTTACCTACTAACTTACTTAAGAAAGTGTTACGATCAAAGGATTCATATATAAAGTTGAGCTCTTCTCTATATCTATCCTGTGTTTCATAACGAATTTTATCTTTATAGTTAAGATTAAGTACTTTAACGTTAACATTAGCTAGATAATCCTCCATTCTAAGCTCATAACTCGACTTTTCATATATAACAGGTCCTAGTTTACCAATAATAGACCACTTATCTATCTGCTTCTCTGGTAATGTACCTGTAAATCCATACTTGTTAGGGGTTTTGATCTTCTTTACTATCTTAGATATCTTATTACCTGATGTTATCTTGTGACACTCGTCTACTATTAGTAAATCTATATGCTTTATCCAATCATTATCTTCAAATCTACTCTGTATAATGCCTATATTAGCAATAATTACATTCGCAGTAAAGTCTGGCTTCGTTTTTCCAGTCCATTTAGTTAGTTTGTATGTGGATCCACAGCTTATAAACTCATCATAAGTCTGCTTAACCAATCCTAGATCAGGTACAAGCACAATACACTTAAATGTATCTCTATCTGGACTATACCTAAAGTAATTTTCTATTAATGCCGCTGTTGTAAATGTCTTACCAGCACCAGTACCAAGAACGCAAGTACCTCTACCAAGTCTCATAGCTTTACCTATAACTTCTTCTTGATATTCACGCAAGTCAAAAGCAAAATCTTTATGCATCGGCTTATCTAGACCAACATCTATAGCTTTCTGAAGTGCAGGTGTTATGTTAACCTGTATATTAATCTGATTCTTAATAAGATACTGTCGGAGATCCCAGTATAAACCAAGCTCGCATGAGCCTAAGTTACTAATCACATACTTACGACGAGGAGCAAACCTATTAAACCTTCTAGCGAACCGAGCACCATCATTTTCCACGCTAAAATGCTCACGTATACGATCGTATAACGACGAATCATCACACTTAATATGAAGTTTACCGGATGACTTTATATAATCAAAGTGTATCATACTATAATTGCTCCATCTTCTGAACATCTATTATGTTCTTTATATCAAACCCCATTTGACTCATAACCTTCTCTACCTTCTCTAGATATTCAATGATCATATTGCATTCATATATCTTTGATGTTATGCTCTGTAAACTTTCATGGCGCTCTGCGGCATGCTCAGCAGAAGATTGACTTATTTTAACTGGTGAAGTTGCTATAACCTCTTTTGTTATATTTTTCTTAAGCTGGGCTTTCTTTTTAGAAAGCTCACCTCTTTTTATTTTAGTCTCCATCAATCTAGCTACCCAAAAATGCTTACGTGCCGGTAGTCTCATTTGAGCTTCCTTAAGATTGAAATCATCAAGTACGAGATCCTTACCGACATCTTCAATAAATTTTTTAAGCAATTCCACAAACATAGTATAAATATAAATATGCAAGAATCAAGAGGTAAATTTGAAGAGAGGTTCTTTAAGTTACTAGCTGAGGATATTTCTACTGGCGGTGGCGCTCTCGGAACTGCGGCACAAGGTGGTACTATTTTTAATCCTGATGGTCAGATTAACTCAGGTGATACATACGCACCTGGTGATGCAAGAAAAGCAAAGATGCTAGGTGGTGTTCAAACAAGAAGTGGTTCTGCATCTAAGAAAAAGAAAGATAAAAAGAAAAAAGGTATAGATGGTGTATTCTTAACCGGGGAAGAAGACGAAGAGGGAATGTGTCCAGATGCTTGTTGTGGAGTGCCTATAAAAGAGTGTAAGTGTGGTCCAGATTGTGAGCATTGTAATTGTTACGAGATTAACAATGGCTGATCTAGGACATTGGCAGGGATTGCTTACAGAAGATATTATTCCGTACGGTTTTATATACGAGATAACAAATCTCACCAATAACCGTAAGTATATCGGTAAAAAGCAGTGTCAATCAGTACGTAAACGACCACCTCTTAAGGGTAAAAAGAATAAACGGCATCAAATCGTTGAAACTGATTGGAGAACATACACTTCTTCATCGAATGAGCTAAATAAAGACATAGTTAAGCTAGGAAAGGATAAATTTAAGTTTGAAATACTTATAAGTTGTGATAGTAAATGGGAACTCTCATATAATGAGATGAAGCTACAGGTAGAACGTGAGGTTTTACTAAAAGATGAGTATTACAATGGAATTATCAACGTTCGAATTGGAAAAAGAAGAAGATAACGTCAGAGGTTATGTTTTTATTAACTTAAATCGACTGTTAGAGGCTTCTTACAATGAATATACGTGGTATATTACGGAGAATGAACTAAAACTTAGTAGAAAAGACAAGAATAAGCTTGGTATACACTTTATTACAAAGAAACTTATTAGTATTTGCTCAAAAGACCGTAAGAAGAAGTGGTTCTACTACCAAATCAATGAAAAGATAGAGAATACCCTTGTTAAGCGTATATTTAACGTACTTCCTACTAATATAACGTATGGTGAGGGTAATTTTAAATCGTTTTTGAGTGAGAGAGACTACTTAACCTTCGCGAATGTTGATGCATCAGCGGTTAGTTTCCGAAAGTTTCGTAATTTTTTGAAAAGATATGAGTTACAGCAACTAGAGGTTGAACTTATGAAGAATATCAATATAAAACTATCACTTCTACCATAAATAAATACATGGACAAGAAATTTCTTAAGGTTATTGCTGAGAATCATCCTGGAGAGCATGGTGAATATACTGTGACCTTAACAGACCCATCCGGTAAAGTAGAAAACCAGTTTACTATTACAGGTGGTGATTTTGCTTTTGATAATTTTCAAACGTTTAAAGAAGAAATGACCGGGGAGTCAGAAGATAACGAGATGGCGAACGAACTTAGTAAGACTAATATAGATACCGCAGTTGGTAGGATAGCGGCTAAAGCTAAAAGTGGAGCGGGTGGTTTAGCTGGCAAATTATTCGGTACTAGTGCTCAAAAAGCAAAAAAAGCGGTAAAGGATAGGGAGAAGGTAAACAAGAAGGCTATACCTGTTTACCAAAAAGCCACAAAAGAACTTGAACAAGCATTAACAAAAGCAGCACAATGAAAACAGAACAATTATTCGAGAAATATATGAAAGCACTCATCGAGCAAGATGAGCAAGAGCCTGTAGATGCTACAGATGCAGCAGAGCAGCCACCAGCGCCTGAACCTGAAGTACTTACTTCAGAAGGAGAAAGATTTCTTATCGAGTTGATAATA